GCAATCAGTGTTCCATCTTGAGTAAATGTTGGTGTAGTAGGAACGGCTGCAATTGCCCATGCTGCTTCTTCATCTTGCCATTCACTTGTTGTTTGATCCCAGATTAATATTGAAGGTGCTGGTGGTCCAGCTTCACAACCTAATTGAATCGAGTAAGACCAAGATCCGTTAGTAGGTGTAAACCTTTCATAATAAAAACTTAATGCTATTAACCATGAACCATCTTCAGGTTGTGTTATACCAAAGTTATCACATACTCTTATTAACCATGATCCGTGTAGAGGTTCCGTAGAACCTTGCCAAATTGCTAATGCTGAAATCCACGATCCTCCTGTTGGTTCTGTGATAGCTCCGCTACTGGCGCATTCTACGTACTTTCTTATTGTATTTGTAATATCCATATTCTAGTTTATTTTTGTCTTAGCTTAGATACTGCGTCTATTACTCCCTGTGTACCTATATATACGGTGGCTATAGTAACCCAATCACTTGAAGTTAATTGACCTAGAGCCACTAGGATAGTAGCAGTGATAAAGACTGATAGTTTTTTACTAATCTTTTTATCTAATAATGCGTCTAGCTTTGCTTTCATCTTTTGAAAATAGTTGTTGTATTTTTTTGATGTTTAAATCTGTTTTACTATTAGTTGCAAGTAGAACAGTCCGGGTCGCAGTCTGTGCCGCAATCCTTGTAGATCCAGTTTCCATAATCTCTTGGTATATCTGTTTGTAGTCCACTAAAATAAGTGTTTCTTCTATTAGGGTTCATTCCAATAGTGTTCCAGTTTCTATATATAGGGAACATATTTGGAAAGTCTTTTAAATAATCCTTCATTCTTTCATCGTAGAACTGTGCTGTATCTAAAGCAGTGTCTCTAAGATATTGTAATTCCTGTAATGTAGTTGGATTAGTTTCTTCACTAGATCCATTTAAGATACCTTTATCAACAAACTTATATTTTAAATTTGGCATTACAAGGTATAGTGCGTATTGCATTAAAGCAGGTCCTATATAATTCTTAAGAAAGTCTGCTTCATCGGTTGTTAAATCATTAGCTACTACTCCATTTTTAATTCTATTATAAAAAGGTGTACCTAATGTATCTTGGATATAAATGTCTTGAGCTTGTAAAATACTAGGCGTTAATACATCTATTCTTACGTTGTTGTCTAATGAAGTCCAATTCTTCATTCTTTGTTCTGAGACTAATAATACTGTGTCCATTATTCGTTGATTTCTATATTTGGTTCTACTACTTCTTCAGCAACAGCTTCTTCAACTATTCTATTAGGTATAACATTAATATTTACGTTATAACCAGCTAGCTTTAAGATGTAACCAAATGATGTAGTTATTTTCTTTCTTTTAGGTTGTACTACTGTTCCTTCAAAATGTGCATAAGATACTCTAATTTCTTCTGCATTAGAACTAAATCCAGCAGAATCTTTAATACCTAATAATAAAGGACTAGTAATTCTGTGTGCTGTTAATATTCTAGATGAGATTCTATCTTCTAAAGTAATATAGTAATCATCATTAGCTGCATCAATAGGAGTAACTTCTGGTGCCGTATCAGCATCTGAGAAACTTAAAAAGAATCTTCCAGCGTTTTCTTCTCCTGCAAATGTATCTTCAATCTCCTTGTATACGTCTCTCCTTGCTTCAGGAGTTGGTATTCCATTTTTCATAGAAATAAATAACGATGGTTGTAATCCATTACTAATATTATTTACATGAAATCTACTTACTTTTGCATCTAGTATAATGTCGTTTGTAGCAGCAACATATGATGGTAAAGGATATACATCATTTCCTGGTGTATAATTAAAGTAATAAAATATTTGAGATGCATTATCTCCTTTATTATCTAAAGGATCAAAGGCTCTATAAGGCATTTCTTTATATTTTCTTAGGTTACTCCAATCACTTGAATAAAAGTATTCAGTAACCATATCATCTTCATCCTTTTTACCAGATCTTACATTATTAAATGGTAAATGGTATACATCAGTTATTTGTGTTCCTTCTTTATTCCAGATAACATTTAGGGAATATCCTTGATACAAACTATAATCTAATGTAATCTTTTCAAATATATCATCAATAGTTTCTCCTTGTGTATTAATGTATTCATCTCCAATCATATCAATACCTTCACCGAAGATACCGTCTTTAATTGCTTGAATACATGTATGATTCATTGCTGAACTGTTATACATTTCAATTACTTTTCCAGGATAAAGATTATCTTCACCGTAAAATACGTAATCTTTGTTTCTAATTTCTCTAATAACTGGTAGGGCTGGTGCAGTAAATGCATGTCCTACGACAGAATAAAGACCTTCGTTTTTGTTAGGTAGTTTCTTATTCATAAGTTTAATAATTTGGTCTGTAATATACTACAGCTTCTCTATTTTCTATTGCAGGAGTTGAAGTATATTCTATAGCTCCATTTTGTCCTCCAGGTTCAGTAATTACTTTTACTAATCCTTCTTCAAATATAGATACATCGCTTTTAATAGTATAATAGTATATACCATTCTTGTGCTCGTTCTTAAAATCTGATGGAAAAGTTAGTTCTAATTCTGTATATCTAGCATTTTGTATTACTATGGTTGCTGGGATAATCGTATCCGTTCTTGCAAATTGACTAGTTAATACAAAAGATACTGTACCGTTTATTGAAGTATTATTGCTTGAAAACTTTTCAAGGGTTTGTGTTACGTATAAAGTCATAGGTATTTGTATGTTTATACTATTAAATATAAAAAATTAAATATTGTAATAGATTATATATCCGTAGAATATTTATGTCCCAGGATTGAAACAAATCATCATTTTTGTATATAATATCTATAATAACTAATAAATACATAAAACAATGGGCGCATTAAAACAACACTTCGATGATCTAGGATATTTTGACTATCCTCATGAATTAAGAGAAACATTCGTAGACGATTCTAGTTACGATGAATATAGATATCGAAAGCAATTAGAAGAAACTAGAAATTAAGCATAAAAAAAGGGATCCATTTAGGATCCCTTTTCTATTTAAGAGTATTTGATTATGCTTGTACGATAGAACCAGTTACTTCAAACATTGGAGTTTTCTCCATACCTGAAATTGTGATTTCGTATCCATTTCTGTCTGCGTATGCAGTTCCAGAAGTTGCAGTTCCAGCGCTCATATAAGCTCCGAACTCTAATCCTACTGACCAATACTTTCCATTTCCATCTTTAGCTACTGCAACCATAGTTGTTGCTTGAGCCATTAATAAAATTTGGTTACGCTTTTCAGCTTGCATTTGGTTAAATATCATTGTAACATCTTGTTGATAAGTTACAGTTCCATTCTCTTGTGTTGGGGTAATTACTTCATTTAATGTAGACGTTTGTCTTGGTACTTCGAATGCGAAGAAATCTGAAGGAGTTAAAGCTGAACCACTAACTGTGATTGCTGTTACTAATCCTGCAGTTTCTGCAAAAGAATCAACTGGGCCATTAGCCAAGAAGATTTCTTGAATTCCACCAAAACCATCGTTACATAAATCTAAGATACCCGCTGTTAAATTTGAACATGCCATATATAATTATGTGTATTTTTAGGTTAATAAAACCAGGACCACTTAGTGCAGTCCTGGTATAAGGTTTTGATTATGCTAATCCGTTAGTTGCAAATAAGTTGATTTCTCCAACTCCTACACCTAATCTCCAAGCTGCTCTGAATTTCATAACGTCTGCTCCTTGATCGTAAAACCATACGAAAGAATCTAATTCGTCTTGTAATCCTGTTGCTGCTAAGATCATTTTTCCAGGTCCTGCAAATACGTAATCAGAACCAACTAAACCAGAAGATTTAACGATTGTGATGTTTGTACCAGGTAAGATTATAATATCTTGTGCAGATACTGAATCAAAATGGAATAAGTTAGCTGCTACTAAAGCTCTAGTTAAAGTTCTATAGTTAGCAGGAGATACTACCATGATTAAATCGTCTCTATCTTTTACAGATTCGTCGATTGCATCATATAAATCTAAAGCTTGATCAACTGCATTTGCTACAGTCCATGCAACAGCTCCAGCTGGTACAGTTGCACCATTAGCTGCAGTAATTTGTCCTTTAAGACCTGTTGCTGCACCACCTGCAGAACCGTTAATTAAGAATCCTTCATTGTATTTAGTTAATTTCTCAGCGTATTGACCTGAAATTACTTCTTCAAAAGGAATTGCATCGTTTCCAGTTCCAGCAGCCATAAAAGCTGATTGGTATACTGAACGTAAGTCTTCTGGACAAACTTCAGTTTTTGATTGTAGTGACTCGATGATTACGTCTACTTGCGTGTAAGTAATTTCTCCATCTGATGTCCATCCACAAGATAATGCAGAAACAGGTAATGCTGCGTCTACTAAGTTAATTGCTACTGTACCAGAAGTATATCCTGTACGTAGGTCTAAATAAGATAATAAGTCTGTAGTTAATACTGACTTAGCAATAATCTCATTAGATAATTGATCGGTGTAAGCTGGTAATGCAGCTATGTTAAATCCGTATGCCATAATGTTTAATTGTTTTGTTTTTTGTTAATTTAGGTTTAGTTTCTTAATTTTCTAAGCATGTTAAGTTTAGCTTCCATCTTAGAATTTTTGTCGTCTAATATCTCTTTAAAAGTATTAGTCGTTACTTTGTTAGCAGCTGGTGTGTTAGCTACTACTTCGAATCTTTCTTTTAATGTAGAAAGTTCTTTTCTTAATTCCTCAATTACTTCGGTTTGTGGGATTAGCATTTCTGCAATTGCTTCAACTAGATCTGCAGCATTCATGTCTGTCTTGATCTCTTCTTCAATTTTTACATCTTCTTCTAATTCAACTTCTACTTCTGTTTCTTCTACAGAATCAGCATCAGAATTTTGAATTTCAGAGATTTCTCCGTTTTCACCTACAGTAATGATTTGTCCGTCGTTGGTTTCATGTTTTCCAGCAGGTGCAAATGGATCTTCAGATACTCCTTCGCCAGCTCTTACAAATAGGATTGCTCCTACTTCTAATTCGCCTTCAGTGTATACTTCAGTACCATCAACTAAAGTTGCTTCTGCTAATTTAACAGTTACTACTTCATCCGCTCCTAACATAACTTTCAACTTTGTGATTACATCGTTTACGTTCATATTTGTTTGGTTTCTTTTTTATAAGATTAAGTTCTTATACATATAAATATAATAACTCACGAGGATGACAAAAGTTTCGTCAATATATAATAATAAACATTTTAATATATGAAGAAATTCGCATTAACTACTATCTTTTTAAATCCTGTCTATGGCCGAGATCGAGCAGGACAACTAGAAATCTATTATATGCATAAACTATTAACAGAAAATGGTTATGATGTAGATATTATTGGTGTTAAAGGTAGAAATAACAAGGATTTTCCATTCTATATTGATTATTCAATAGTAGATTGGACAAAATATGATGGAATTATAGTACAAGGTACTTCTGGTAACTTCTTTGGGGGTAAACAATTCAAACATACTGCACCTATTATTGAAGGAATGGCAAAAGCTATGCCACAAATCTATACTTTAGCAACAGATCCACTAATGTTACCTCTTAATCCTGCTAAAATTATCAATAAAAGATTTAAAACACACCAAGATTGTATACAACCATGGGAAGATATGATAGATAATCAAGTAGTTATATTTCCAGGTAAAGATCTAGAGTTCTTTTGGGGTAAAAAGTATAAAAAGGTAGTTGAATTTGACTTATTTACATACATATTTAAGGATCTATATAAAGAAGATAGACCTGAGCGCTTATTTGTGGCTGAGAAAGAATATGATGTAGTATATTATGGTAGGAAAAGAAACAAGTTTAGACATAATCTTCTAAAGAACTTAATGCCTGATAGTACTAATAACCTATTAATCAGTTATAAGACTAATGATATTGTATGCAGACAGATCGGTGCGCTTAAACAACATGAGCTTATTGATAAATTAGATACGTGTAAGGTGAGTTTGATTCTTGGAGATGAGGAACATATGGATAATACCATTACATTCAGGTTTTTTGAGACCATGAGGTCTAATTGTTTGGCTGCTATACCAATTGAGTACGATCCATCTAGATCACTTATAAAGAACCCAATTCTAAGGGAACTGTTATATATTAAAAATCAAGAAGATGTAAAGAGGTTAGTCGAGAGTTATTCAGTGGACTTATTAGAGTTACAACGAGTAGAACTCGATCGTATACTTAAAGACTTTGACCAAAAGTTTATAAATCCTTTCTTAGAAAGAATGACTTGGTCAAAACATTATAGAAAGTAATTGTTAATAACTTTTTGAAAATAAGTGTGCCTAGATTTTTTTATATCGTTTATTTTGATTATATTTAACTATAACAATAAATAAAAACAATAAAATTATGCACAAATTCAAACAACAAATCGAAAATCTTTCTAACGTAGAGGTAATGGTAATGGCAGAGTATAATGTAGTTCTTAAAGCAAATGCTTCTGGAGAATATTATTACTTTAACTTTACTAATTTAGGCGATGTACAAGTCCGTACTGATTTACAAACACTCGAATCTAACCTTAGCTTTCAACAAGCTTTTAAATTAGCTAAAGAATTAGTTTAAATCTTTCTTACCTTTACGTCTGATTTCGACAATTCGAACTACATTAAATACGATACCTGTTATTAACAGGATTAATGTAAGCCATTCACTTACTCCCATTACTACACTTCCGGTTCCTAAGATAGTTACAGTATTTGCTACTGTGTCTTTTGTTTCTTGTATCATCTTATTTTGTTGCGCGTTCGATGAATTGTCCCGTGATTGAGAATCCATTTAACTCTTTGTTTTTGATTTTGTCCCAAGTTTCTTGGTTATTTATTTTATAGCTTACCATCCAAGTACCAGTCGGTACGTTAAATCCAAACTTTTTTGATTTATCCATTTCTGGATCATCTACTAACCAAGATTCTAGGAGTGTGTTTGAGGACACTACATCATCGTTATGATTAATATCAGTATTGTTATGATTGGATTCCTCTAAGAACTTCCTAGATATCTTCTGGATTGTTTCTTCAGTAAAGTATACGTGGAAAGTAGATCCATCACCATCTTTTCTTGGTATTAATACTCCAGGCGTCATTGCTGGTCCTGTGATTATCATTTGATCATCCTCTGTGAAATTCCACTCTGACATTAAGTAACCATGATTAGGTTGTTCTTCCATAGCTTCTCCACCTAAACCTCTAGCAGGACCTTCAGATACTACTACAGTTTTTCTACCGTCTCTAAATACTCTTACTTGCTCCCAATAATGTTGGCAATTAGGACCGCCTTTGTATTTAAAAATGTTATAAGTATTAGAACCTCTAGCTCCGAACCCAGGATTAAGTCCTGACATACGATCAATCTCTCCTCTTGTGTATACTTTATTAAGTCTCATCAATGCACGACAGAATTCTCTTTGAGGTGCTGGTCCTGAGTATCTATATTTAACTTCTCCTTCGTCTTTAGGATCTTTCTTACCTAATATATCCAGTCCAATAATAGCTTTTAATGTATCTGTAAATCCAAAGTTAGCTTCTGCTGCTGATATTTCTACAGTTTCGTTATAGTCTAACACTTCTCCAAATTCTGGTTGTGATGCCATAGCTATAATTTCATCTACTTCTTCAATTATTTCATGTTCTTTACCACACATATAAGATCCATCAGGCATTTGGTGTTCAAAACCATCAGGACAA